CTTGTTTCACATAACTCCACATGAACAAATCGTTTATTCGCCCCTGGTCCAGCTCCATAAGCAATGTATTTCGTATCAGCAATTTGAATTGTTTCATTCCAATCAACTGCATAATGTACGAATGCTGAACGCCATGTACGAGACTCATATTTTTGAATATTAATAGCTGGCGCTTCTGGAGTTGCTGTACTATGCGCCACAACGCCTTCATATGCACCAACACCATTACGGTATGGTTGTTTGGGTAAATCAGGAATAATAAGAGTTCTATCAGCAAAAGCACTTGTAGCAAACGAAACGGCAAGTACTAGAATCACAAGGAACGAGGTAATATGTTTCATTGTCTTTTTCATTTAAAATCAACATCCTTTTTCATAATTTTTGTGTGGTCAAATAATCCACTTGCTGATAGACCAATGATGATTCCTTGAAATACGTTTGTTTTGATATCTCCATCCAAAAATAAAACGCCTAGCACAATGCCAAGCGTTAAATTCAATAACGGAATATATTTTGTTTGTAGTCCAATTGTTTTTACGATTTGTGAAAGACCAACTACAATTCCAATCATTACAGCTAAACTCACCATTACATACCACCTCCTTTCATTAAGAAAGTGAGAATGCCACCAACAATGCCACCAACTATAAGTCGTAAAATCCAGGTAGTATTGGCACTGATTTTATCTAACTGTTTGTTGATATTAATAATGTCCTTTTCGTTACCTGTTGTTCGTATTTCTAAACTTTTAATTTCTAAACGAATGTCCTTGATATCTTGCTTGATTTCTTGAACATCACTTCTTACTTCTTGTAATCCCTCCACTTTGACCACCTCTTTTCAAAATAAAAAGAGAGACATCTATTTGTCCCTCTTTTCTTATAAAAGCCGTATTTTTATTTAAAATAGCATTCGAATATAATAATTTAAATTAGTTTTTGTTAAACAACATTATTTACATATCCATCTGTTGCATTTTTGTTTTCAATGACTTTCGCTGGACTTCCTATAACGATAGAATCACTTGGAACATCAAAATTAACATAAGTATTCGGAGCGATTAATACGTTATCTCCAATTTTAACGTTTCCTACTACAGTAGAATTTGCTCCTATCCATACTTTATTCCCTATAATTGGAACACCTTGCTTCTTCCCTCTATTAGCCTGTCCAATAGTAACGCCTTTTGTAATATTAACATTATCACCAACGATGGCTTTAGGATTGACGGTAATACCTCCGAGATGATTAATATAAAGGCCTTTTCCGATTTTTACTGCATCAGATATTTCATATCCATATTTATATCTGTATTTTCTTAATAAAATCTTCCAAAATATATATTGAAACTTACGAATCTTTTTACCTTTATAAAACTGACACTTTCTTAAAATATAAGTGTATCTAAATCCTTCATTAGTTATTAAATTTTTAAAAAATGTTTTTTTTGAGCTATTACCAGTATATCTGTATAAATCAGTTTTTATTTTCTCTTCCATTTACACCAATCCCTAATATAAATTAATTTTTAACATAATTATACAATATACATATATTACATGGACATATTTTCAAAAAAACTTTTCTATTTTGCGATCCAACCTGTACTTCCTGTGCCACTCTCTTTAATGTAATAAGTACTTCCTGTACTTCCATCGGAGCGAATGTATTCACTTCCGACTTTTGCAGTTATTACTCCTTCTGGAGATCCAACACCATATAGTTTCTTTATAGCACTTTTAGTGTTAAATATAGAATTATCTCTTTCATCTACGCAATCTAAAAATACAACGTTACCATTACTATTAACCCATTCGAAAGTAGTAAAATTACCAGAAACGATACAGTTTTTAAACATACTTCGAGCTTGTTCATATGTGTAACTTACATACGGTAAAGGTGTTTGTGTTTTTATATCAAACGTACAGTTGAAATATCTAGTATTGTTTGCTCTGTGTGATATAGGGTCATTTGTTTTCGGAGATATAAGAGTAAGATGACAGTCATAAAATTCAAGTAAAGTAACCCAGCAACCAGTGTGGTTAAATATAGCTATTCCCTCTTCACTGATTACATCTAAAAAAGTTACTTTATCTAACTTTGCATACCCTAGCGAATTAGCTACTACTACCCTTGTTGAAAGTCTGTCTACAATCCCATTTATTAGTATAATGATACCGTTAGGTGAATTCAGACCTGATATTAATGTTCCACCGCCAGAAACAGAAAAGTTTGAGACCTTAAGTTTCCCGTCTTCTATACTAGCAAATATGTTTTTTGATGTAAGAGTTTTGTCTATTGTAACTATTACATTTGAAATTGTAACATCTGCTTTTTGCTCAGATACAATTAATCCACCTCCACTATTTAAAACAATATCAGTAAATATTATGTTTTTAGGCGGCGCATTTCCCGTATCATCTTTAACATCTATAGCATAACTATTACTACCAATCATCTTAATGTCACTTATAGTTAAATTTGTTGTTGCACTATTAATATAAATGTGATGATCAAATCCACTATTCATACCCAATCTATCCGAATAAAATGTTCTACCTGTTATAACATCTGTATTAGATACATAAAAAGGTTGGTAAGTTCCATTAAAACTTAAATTGTCAAAATGAATTTGTTTCCCATACGTATCTATTTTTAGGCCGAATTCACAATTCTCAAATGTTAGTTTTTCTAACTTAATGTTTTCTACGTTAGATAGTACAATCGCGTTAACATTAGAACCTAATTGCCCTCTTCCATTGCTTCTTGTTTTATCGTTTTTTGAATAAAAATGTAAACCTTTAAAATTTATATTTTTATTAACTTTTGTTTTATCAGTCTTAAATACATTTTTAACTGTATTTACGGAATTAATAATAATTTTTGTGTTTTGTCCTTCGACGATAATGTTAGACGGTACTACAATTTCACCTGATTTTATAGCGCACCCTTCGTTTGTAAAAGGTATAAGGACTTTTCCGCCCCCGATTTTCGATAGTTCATTGATTGTATTTTGTATAGATATAGTATCATCCGTTACACCATCTAACTTTGCACCATATGTTCTTACGTTATATGCAATATTCGATAAAATCTCAATTTGAGAAGTATTATTTATAAAACCTTTATCTATACGCTCTTTTAACGTATTAAATGATTCACCGTTTTCATCTACCCTCGCTTGAGCTGCTTCAACGGAAGAATCACCATTTATAACAATTTGATTCAATTGTTCTTGTACACTTTCAGAAATTGATTTAGCTTGTTCGGCAAATGTTTTTGCGTCATGTGCTTCTTGATATGCTACGCTGTTTAATACATCTAATTGTATCGCTTCTAAATCTCTAATTAATTGATCTAATTGAGAAATGTAAGTTTTAGATGGAATTCTGTTAGTCAATGCATCAGGTAATGAAACGATAATAAAGTCTTGAGTTGTCGCCTTTACAGTCGAATTCTTCTCCACAGTAAAATACGCTTGTTTAGATTTTCCCACAGATGCAAATGTTTGTGCTGGGAATGTGTATTCGAAATGTCCTTTCGCTGCATCTATCATAGTGATTCCATTCTTATCTCTTACAGAAGTATTGTCAGGTTTAGCACATTCGAAATAAACGTCACTTCCAGTTAGGTTATATGGAATAAAACCGTCAACAACATATACATCCACGGTATTACTAGCTTTATCACCTACCCTTCCAGTGACGATAGAATTGAGTTGAGCGTGTTGTGTTTTATTAACGTCTAGAATTAATTTAGTTTTCATAAATGATTTCTTCTCCTTTGTCCTCAGATTCATCAATTCTGATCTTGTTGTCCACACTAGTTTCTTCTGGGATGTCACCGGCCATGTCAAAGATACTTGATCTTGCTTTTGCTGATCTCGCTAACATAGGACGAATTGACAATTCTTCCTCTTTTACAATCTTAATTTCATAAGAAAATGAAATATCATTATCGCTTTCAACAATGAAGTATTTTGCATTACGTTCAGAAACCCAAATATCACCACGTCCATACTTACTAATAAAAACATGGTAATTACTTGTTTCGTTTTGGAAGAATATAGGTAAATCAATCTGAACTTGTCCATTCGTAGTTTCAGCTTCTCCAATGTGGGTAAAGGTTTCGGAAGAACTCATTACACTAGACATTTCTTTAGTTGCGTTAACTGTTGCTAACGATCTAACTAAAGTTTGTGGTTGATCTATATTGTTATTAACTAAAGTTCTATTTACAGAAGTATTCACTATCGACCAATTATGCATGTTCAATTCACCGTACGCATCTAAATTATTTTTAGCTGTTACAGTGAACACTTCATAGAAACTACCCTTAACCGCATAACATAACATCGTTTTCGTTGCGCTACTTACTGCTAAAGAAGAACCAGATGTCCTAAAAATACCATTGTTAATAATGTTTGTACCCATTCCATCTAAACCTATACCACCATTAGCGTAAAAGTAACCATGTGAATATGAATAATCACCACGAACACCTGCTACAGTAATTTTAGCGTCTCCATTTAACCGTGCGAAGTCGATTCCTTGATCAGAAACGAACGCTAACCTTTTATCTCCGCCTTCGTATAATAATTCTTGAATGAAATTTCTCGCCCTGTTATCTGTACTAGCATTAAATACAATTTTAGTCCCATTCGTCATTAAATCTTTCCATAAGTGGTTACCTGCAATGCCGTAAACACTAGGATTATCAACGATTTCGAAATAAGGATTATATACGTTATCGCCCGTGTATACTGATAAACTTAAAAATCTATTTGGCTGTATGGCTAGTGACATTCCTTTAAAGCTAAGGTTGTTTATTTTTTGTTGATAACCGACAAATCCAATCTTATTCTCAGAATCATCGAATACAGCAAGTTGTCCTATATCGTTTAAAAGCATTCGTCTTTTTCCGCTAACTCGAGACTCTAAACCTTCAGGTAGTAATTTAATTGTATTTCCATATTCGTTAAATCCAACCTGGACCATTGCGGCGTTAAGTTTACCTGTTGTTATAAAGTCAGCTACAATCGAACCGTCCATTGTCATTGCTAATCCATATGGACCATTAATACCTGTGGAAGAATAACCTAAACCGTTGATATTCCATTGCCATACTCTTTTTGCTGTTGATTCCTTTTCTGTATCCATAATTAAGATACGTTCTGGATGAATGCGGACATGACCACCAAAACCACTGTTAATCAAATCAGTAGCACGATCTTTAGCTTTTTCTAAAAAACTAGTTTCTAAGCCATCTAAGTTATCTTGCATTCTATCTACCTTGTTAGCCACATCAGTAAATGACTCTTTGTAGTTTCCTAATGTAATATCAGTATATTCATCGTTCAAGGGATCATATTTATAAGATACAACTTTAGCTATAACATCGATTCCTTCTTCTAAATGCTGCACAGTTACCGTATCACCCATATAAACACGTTGTAATACAGCTAAATCTTTATATTCTTCTGTTTGCGATAATTCCTGGAATTTAATTTTATATGTCGCTAAAGGTTGATCTACATGCTGATTATTGAACATTGCCACTGCAAGAGCACGCAATTTGTTCAATGCATCCGGTAGTGGTAATGCATCGTCATCGTTAGCGGCATCGCCTATTTTAGCTTTAACTTCAGGAAAATCAATCTTTCTAATTTTAGGATTAACATACTTATCAACCAACGGACTAGTAACATACTTTTCTGGTAATAGTAGTTCATTTGCGCCTTGTGGCATTATCTTTGTAATAACAGATTGCCAATCCACATCTGCTTCATATCCTAATAAATCTTTTTTATGTTGGATTACTACACCGCGATCCCTACCACGTCTAGCTAACATTCGAACGTTGAAATTGTCTCGTAATAGCTCGCCGCCCCAACGGTTCAAGAATGAGTTATCTTGTCCATTATCCAATAAGAATTCTACTGGGTTTTTTCTAACTAATCGTGCATTCGCCATGCTCCCAATATCGCTATAAAAATCAAATTTAGTTGGATATTGTAGAGCACCTTTAACTTGATCTAAAGCCCCAAATCCTGTTTTTCCTACTATGTTTGTATCTTCGATAAAGTTATCTACTAAATCATAGAAAATGTGATAACAAAACACTTGCACTTCACCATTAGTTGGATGTGGATTTGCCACACGAAATAATTGATCTCCATCAGGAGTTGGTGCTTTGATTAAATATTGTCCATCTATTTCTAATCCATGCGGAGCGAAGAGAGGGTACTTAAACCTTAGTGTATAAACACCATTCAAAATTTCCTCAATTTCAGCTTCATAGATATTATTATCAAGAATACCTATACCATTATGGGTAAAGTCTGTTTCGTTAGGTTTATAAAGTGTAATCAAATGTATCGCCACCTTGTTTCTATATCGATTTTAGATACACTCCCTGACCACGATATCGTATTTTCTCCTTCTTTAAATGTAGGGAACTTCCCAACCATTTTGTCATTCATAGGAGTTGTATTGTAGTAGCATTCCATTAAATCAGAATCAACAATAACAAAAGAATTAACGTCTTTTACTTGGAATGAAATGCCGTTGATTTGTATTGTTATATTTCCTGTTCCGTAAATCGTTAATTTCGGTAAAGAATGTAATGTACCTTGATTCATAATCGTAACGGGGTTTGTTATTGTAATTGGCTGTTCAATAGCGTACTCATATGGATCGGATTTAAATGCAACTTGGAATTTACCATATTCCTCAATTTCATTATCTATATCTCCAATTTCAACTGATTTTATCTTTCTATAAACATAGTCGTCAGTGAATGAAACAATCTTAGCGCTCATTATCCACGCTTTTATTTTTCTTAATAAAGGTTTGATATTTTCATCTTCAAGTAAATTAAACTCAACTGTAAACTCGACATCTTCATAACCTTTTTCTTTTGTTAACGCGCCATTCTCTCTTCCGTCAACTTCAATAAATTCAATTTTCTTTTTGGCAGTCGGTATTTTAGGACGGTCTACCATGCAAAGATGGTAGTTTCGTCCTAATTTATCGTTTATCCGAATATCATGCACGTGTAGAACCTCCTTTACCGATGTTTAGTGCTTGACCTCTCTTAGCAAACCATTCGTCTGCTTTTTCAAACGTTCTATCTAAATCCCTATCATTTCTGACAACAGTGTGGAAAGTAACTTCGTTTTTAATTTCTTGTGGTTGATGATTAATAACATTAACGCCAGCTGTACTATTTAATGCGTTACCAGCTAGGCTAGGTAATCCAGAAAGCATTCCACCACCGCTAAATGCATCGTTTATTTTTGACATTGCATCACCTAAAATTCCTCCGCTAGCAAACGTTGTAGGCGCAAATGCCATCATCGGTGCTATTGGTGATGTTAGAGCAGGAGCGGCAAAACTACGAGGTGCTAACGACGGCCCTTCGGTATTGTCATCCACACTTATGCTGAATGAGCTAAATGGATTTAATTTATTTAAAATGTTACCCGCTTTATCCCATGCACCTGTTATTTTATCTACAACCTTTCCAATCCACTTACTAATTCCGTCATATAAATCTTTGAAAAATCCGATTACGCTTTTTATCGGTGCTGAAATAGCGGTTAATGTACTAGAGATAGAATCCCAATTTGATGTGATTTTATCTTTAATCCAATTGAAAACACTTGAAACGTTCGATTTTAAAGTATCCCACGCTCCAGTCACATTAGAGACAATGCTATTCCAAACGCCTGACGTTATAGATTTTACCGTGTTCCATGTACCTTCAATTCTGCTTTTTACAGCGTTTATCGCATTACTTACATTTGAAGTTATAGTATTCCACACGCTAGAAATAACTGAAGTAATTTCATTCCATTTACTTGTAGTTGCATCTTTAGCAGAATTCCATCCACTTGTAACGATATCTTTTGCTTTATTTATCTTTTCGCTAATATACCCAACAATTTTATTCCAAACATCAGAAATAAACGTCGAAACTGCGTTCCACGCTTGAGATGTTATATTTGATACGTAATCCCAACCTTGTTGTATTTTAACTTTGATAGGGTCGAGAAACGCATTTATAGTGTCT